GAGATCCATCAGCACACCGCGCTCATTGATCACCTGGTCGAGACGCCACAAGTCCAACTCCGCGCCGCGGTAGTTCCAACGCGGCAGCTTCTTGTAGATCTCGCGCATGGCGATGATGTCTAATCCGCCGTATTCCCGGAAGCGCTGCCACTCTACGGGATGAGTAATCTTCGTCGCACGACGAATCTTGCGCCCCTTCGGCTGCGGCTTGCAGAAAAGGGAGATCCACGTTCTACCTTCCTTGTCTTTGGCTTTGTCGGTTGCAACGCCGAGGATATTGCAAAGAGTCCCAAGGGCTCCGGGAAGGGAGTGGGCCATAGCGCACACCATTGTGTCGAAGACGCGCTCCACTGGTAGATCAATACCGGCCGCATGGCGCATAACCGTGCGATCGAACGCAGAATTGTGGATAACCACTTCATACTTTGGATCTTCCAGTAGGGCGATCAGATCCGAGATATCCTCGTCCCCATCGCGAATTTGAACGGGCCCGTCGCCGACGGCCCATTGCCACATGATCACCTCAGCGCCTTCTGCGTACCGGTGCGTCCCGTTGTTGATCGGCGTTTCGCAATAAGTTTCCGTGTCGAGATAGAGTGGAATTTTGTCGGGGTTCATTCGTGAAGGCCCGTATGTAGGCGCAGTTCCTGGACAGCGATTTCCAGAGCGGCGAGACGCTGTTTGGTTTTGCCGGGTTGCATCGCTCGCGTCTTAACCGCTTCGAGTTCTACGCGGGTACGCTGTATATCGTCGTCTTTTCGTATCAGGGCGTCTTCAGCCTTTTGCAGTTGGCGCTCGATAAATTTGATATACGACAGCGTGACCTCAGCGTCAGTCATGCCCGTTTCAAGCATGCCCCGATGATCGTGCATTTCGCGAACGTATTTATCAACGTGCGTCCAGGTTATTTGCTGGCTCATTTCGATTGCTCCTGTGCAGGACGCCATTTCACGATGTCGCCTGAATCAGGTCCGTGGTTCCATTCAAGATCCGCTGCGTGCGCCTGTTCCTGCTCGCCATCACGCATAATAAAATCCACCCGCCCCGCCGGCCGCATCGTGTCGTCACCGTTCCATGTGTACCAGCCGTCAGCGTCGCGCGGTCCGAAGGGGCCGGGTTTGATATCGGCGCCGACGTTATCCGCCCAAGTTTTGGTAACAGGGAGGTCTAGACCTTCGACTAATACCAGTTCATCCCTCGGCGGAGGGGTCGGCGCGAAATCAAGTTTCCTCTGCACCGCACCCGCGACACGCCGTTCGCGTTCCTCCAGATCGACCAGTCGCTGGCCGTAGAACACGATTTTCTCGGCGTCGTACAGACCGTCGGTATAACCCTTCTTGGACTTCCCGAGGCGCGCAGCGGCGCGGCGCCACACGGCTTTCAGGACGTTGCCTTCCTGAAAGTCGAGCCCCAAGGCTTCAATAATGTCTTGGCATTCGGCGGTATAAGGACCGCTTTCCTGATTGAGCGGGTGCGTTACGTCGATACTGTAATAGCGAACAGAGCCGCCGGTGTATTCTTCGCTCATGCTTTAGACCCCTTGAGAAATGCGCGCTGGCGCTGGATTTGTCGGACGCAGCACCCGAACCGCTCGGCCAGTTGTTGGTTCGTCATGGCGGCGGCTAATATCTGCTCGTTTTGCTTCTCAGTGAAGCGTAACGCGTGATGCACTTCGGCAAGGAGGCTCATGGTTTTACCCCGCATGAGACGATCACGGAATATCCGGCTTTGTCTGCAAGCCGTACCATCTGATCTAACGACAGATTCCCAGCTTTTATGCCAGTGCATTTTTCTATCTGACCCTTTACGCTTTTCACCGTAGCGCTCGCCGAATCGTTTGCTTCCCTCCTCACAGTCATGGCCGCAGCACCCCACCGTCTACCCAAACCAACATGTCTTTCCCCTCGATCCAAACACTGCTGCCGCTGAACACCGTTTGCGTTTCGATCCGCACCGGGTAATCGCGGTTCGTGAACACACAACCTTGGGCGAGCTGCGGTATGCCGGCGCCCATAAGCGACACCTGTTCAGTCCATGCCGCCTCATCGACGCACGCCAAGCTGTTCTCTGGAAGCGTTTCAGCTTCTGCGCTAGGGTGGGCGAGCAGTGCGCCGAGAAAGGCTAGCCAGCCGACCAATGCGAGGCGGCGATACCCTACTACCCACTTGGTAGCCGTGCGCAGTTCACGGCGCGTTACGGTTAACTCGTAATCGTTGTTCATTCGTCTTGCTCCTGAATTCGTTTTCGACAAGCAAAGAGTACAATGCAATACTTGTGCTGTCTAGTAGTTCTTCTGCCTTTTGTACAGAAGGTGGGAAAGGGTCTGCCAGTTGTCGGCGCCCATCTGCCGTGCGATAGCTTTCCAACGCATGCGACGGTCCCGCATGGCCTGCACCCGCGTTATGGGGTCCGGCGAGTTGAGGAGATCCGGTAAGGCCGCTGGCGCGGTATCCGTCTCGGGCCTGCGGTTCATCAGCCACTCATAGGAAACGTCCAGTCGTTTCGCGATCTCCTTCCAGGTAAGGTTTTCGTTATAGCGCAAGTCATACGCCCGGATAAGCAACGCCGCAGTCTGCCGAGGGCCTATCATGACGCCAACCAGTACAGCAGCGGAGCCCAAACGAATATCAAGCAAAACAACATGGCTTTAGCGATCATACCCACCACCCGATCAGCATTCCGAGAGAAAGGTCCGCAATGAATCCGCAGCCCGAATAGATCAACTTGAGCAACGCCTTTTCTATTTCGGCATTGCGCTTTTCCAGAGCGTCGAGGAGTTCGTCAACGTCGTTCATTGTTTGCTGCTCCAAGCTGCGGCCCAACCCTGCGCCCATCGTTTGCAGGAATGCGGGCAGTTCTCTTTGTCGAAGGGGTTGTCATTCCTGTCAGCGCCGGCGAGGAACGCCGCGTAGCCTTGTTCGAATGGCGTCAAGGTGTTCACAATTGCACCTCATCAGGCAGGGCGAACATGTCGCCGGTCAAGGGATCGACGAGCAGGCCGGAGAACACGGTGATGCAGAACCCGACCCAGTACCAAGGCGTGGTATGCGAATCGAGTTCCACGTTGTTGACCTGGTAGGTTTCGCCGTCAAACCAACCTGCAGCGGCGTCAAGCGTTACGTGAGCCGGCGCTACGCCTTGTGCGACACGCTGACCGTCTTCGTTGGTGATGCTGAACGCTGTACCCGGGGCACCTTTGATTTCCACGTCCTGCATACGGTCGTTCATCATGGTGGAACAGCCACTAAGGGCAACGGCTGCGCAGAGTGCGATAAGGGTTTTCATTTGGTTTGCTCCGCCTTATAGGCAGGTAAAGGCTGCCAACGGTCGCTGTCGTCTTGAGTGACAGTCCCGATCTTGGTGAGGTCTTTGTAGTTGATGGGGTAGCAGCACTCACCGAATTCGCGTTTGCCTACCGTGCGAAAAGTCATCGGAGCTTCGCCGAACTCCCCCTTTACGTTCTCGTAGCAGAGGCTGTCACCCTTGTATAGGAAAAAACACTGCTCACCAATCTTTACGCCAAGTTCGCCGAGGTTGTTTGTAATCCATTGTACGTCTTCTGGCTTGAGATTCATTTTCTGTTGCTCCGTGCTGTTTGGTTTCAGTAGGCAAAGAGTACAACGCAATACTTGTGCTGTCTAGTGGTTCCGACAAGCGGTCAGCGAAAAGCCCGACACAAGCCGGGCTTTTCGTGTTGCCGAGAATCAGTCGAGTTCTTCGACTTCTACCCATTCACCTGAGATAAAACGCTTTGGTGAAGTAGGCTCGGAAACGTCTAGCAGGTCGAGGTATCCGTCGTCGGCTGACTCAAGATCGCCGTCCGCCAAGGCTTCGGTTCGTTTAATTTCACCGTCTTCGAAAATGATCAGGAACATCGCTTTTCTCCCGGAAGCTGCCCGGCTTGCGCCGGGCGGTTGGGTTTAGGCCAGGTCGTCCGCATCGGCGCCGTCTGCGATCTCTTCGAAATCGCTCGCATCTGCCGAGGTGCCTCCACCGGAGAACGCTTCGCCGTCCTTGACGAACTGGATGCCTTGAAGCTGGGCATTAACCTTCTTGCCGTACTGATTGTCCTGCGCCCATACGTCGATGATCACGTTCACGTAGCAGCCGGAGTATGGCTTGCCGTCAGCGGCTACCAGGGGGCTACGATCACGGTCAACGACTGTCGGGCGAACGGTGTTGTTGGCGTTGAAAAACAGGTTGCCTTCGTAACCGACGTAGGACGCTTTGCTGTCGCCGTCGTGAATCAGCAGGTTGTCGCCTGCCTTTAGCTCTTTGCCGATCTGCGCCCATTTGGCGCCCCACTTGGCTTTGCCGACTTCTTCGATCACAGCTTTGAGTGCTGCGATACCCGGGTGATCAGTCGGGAAGATGAACGCGGCGGCGAACTTGCCGTCTTTGTTCGGCTCGAAGATGTCCGGGAATGCGATACGGGCGTTAGCGAAAGTATGTTTCATTTGAATCTCCAGTCTATTTTGAGGGTTCTATTTCGGTTGTTTGGCGTTATGCCGGGAAGTTGCGTGTTGCGTTGCCGTGCTTCACCTGCAGCACAAAGCTGTGGCTTTCTTGGTGAACGTCACGGCGGTGAAAAGGCAGGACTTGGTACTGACGTTTGAACTGCGTAGCCATGCGTTTGGCAGGGCTACTTTTCGCCGGAGAGGTGCTATTAGATTCGAACCAACGAGGCTTCGGGGTCTCGGGCTTGACTTCGCTAAGGCCCATGCAGCGTACGGCGTAACGAATGCGTTTTGCGGCTTTACCGTTCATCTTGGAACCTCAGTATATGTCGTTGGTTTTTCAGTGGTTTAGCAAAGATCGTCGAAGGATTCTTCTACGACCGGTTCATCGGGTAAAACTTCGAACTGTTCGGCGATCGCCATGCTGAGCGCGGGTCGCTTATCGCTGGCTGGGGCCACCGAAGGTTTGCCGTCGCTGCGGCTGATGAAAGCTTGCAGCTTCGCCCATTTGCGTGGGTTGGCTTCCTTCAACAGCTTCTCAGCCGTGGTCGGACTGATCACTTTGAAGTCGTACATCTGATCGACTTTCAAGCGCATCGCCTTGAGCGCCGCTTCCGCTTCGCCTTCCACGGTCCAGGCCCGGGCACCTTGGCGACCTTCGACGAGCTTGTACCGGGCGTCGGTGAACGTGCCGGCCAGTAGGCGGCGCTCAACTTCTGCACGCACCGACTTCACGAAGTTCTCCAAGCTGTCGGCCGCGTCCATCAGGGTCGCCAAACGTTCGTCTTCCGCATCCGCCAGTTTGGCTTCGGCTTCCTCAAGCGACGGGCGAATGCTCGGCTTCTTGACGGTGAAGTGCGGCGCTTGAGGGCAAGTACCCTCCCGATCCTCGGTGTATTCCTCGTGAAAAGTGATCGCGGCTGGCTTCACGCCGAACGCTTGCGCCAAAAGCTTCTCAGCCTGCGGCATTTCCACTTTGACGAAGCCTTTGTCCAGGTCAACAAACCCGCCGACAATCAGCTCTACAGCGTGCTGCGTACGCTCTGCGCACGTCGCTGACTTCTTGCAGAAGCGGCACTGCTTCTCGCCTGGCGTGGCTGGCAACTCGTCGGCCGGCGTAAAAGCGATGCGCCTGGACGCTTGGCGAATGGTTTCGATCTTCGCGTCCAGTTCGGCGCGGGCCATGACAACCTCATCGAAGTGGCCCATGCGCGGTTGAACGATATGCAGGTGAATCTCTTCCACTTCGCCAAGGAAGTCGAATTCCTGCAGACCGGCATCCGTGTACATCTCCTGCTGCTCGTTGTCCTCGGCAAAAACCTGGACGCCCATCCCGTATTTTAAATCGAGAGAATGTGCGACTTTGCCTTTCACGATCCACACGTCGGTAGTGCCTGTGGCCGGCTCTACTTCGTCTTCCGAGTACTTTTCGCCGGTATCGAAGTCGACGTACTCGCCTGCATCATTCAGGAAGCAAACCGCGCCTGTTTCCTTGTGCCAGTATTCGCCGGTAATATGCGCAATGCTCAGCTTCTGTTCCGTGTAGATCGTGGCGCCGTCAGCGACAGCGCGCACGTAGTCCAGGGCTTTCTGCATCGGGCCGATCATATCCAAACCAACCGGGTATTGGCCGGAGGTGTGGAACTCGGTTACCCCATCTTGTACGCGGATGCGCAGACCCTGAAAGTCTTTCGCATCCTTGTTTTCCAGCAAGCACTGCTCCATCAGGAAATGGGCGGCGGTGCCTTCATCGGCGAAGCTGCTGGACTGATCCGGCAACCCTCGCTCGCGGTGCGGCTTAGCCAGGCAGCGAATCGCTGCAGGCATACCGCTTGGGCTCAAAAGTGCGTGTGGCATGGCTCAGCCCTCGAGCTTCTGCAGATCGGCATAGACAGCTTCCAGCTTCGCTTGGTCGTTCACAGTGCTGAAGTCGTCTTCTTTGTCGAGCAGCTTTTTCAAGTTGTCGATGCCGTGGGCTTTGAATACCTGTGGGATCTCGGCACGCTTGCCGGCGCCGGCGAGTTTGAGAACCAGTGCGCGAGCAGTTTCGTATGGGAGGACTTCAGCCGCGGTGTCGTCAACATGCTTCGCATTGTTGGCGTTATTCGCGTCGGCTGCTTCGACTGGATCTTTTTCTTCTACTTTGGGCTCTTCTTTCTTTGCAACCGGCTTCGGATCGGCCTTCGGCTTCTCCACCGCATCTGCGGCTTTGTTAGCAGCGGTAGCGCTACGCCCGGCCAGAGAAAGTGTCAGCAGCTTGACGGCTTCGGTGTTCGCGAGCAGTGCTTCGGTATGGGCTTGGATCAGCGCTTCGATCGACATGTTGCATATTCCTTTTCAGTTGGGGAGTGCTGCGGATGGTAGAGAGCAGCACAAGGGATGTCAAGTGGTTTAATTGCTATTGCTTGTAGGTTTATTCCCAACGCAGCCCGAGCCAAGCTTCCGGCGTGCCGCAGTTGAAACCTTCTTCAGTCACCGTTGAGTCGTCTAGGGTTTTTAGAAAGGCGTCAACTTGTTGCGCCTGCTGGATTTGCCATTCGAGTTTTGACAACTGGACGGCTTTGCGTCGGCGAAAAGAGAAAACAGCATCTTTTAGGCTAGGGGTATACCGTTTCGGCGATTCCTTCGGCGTCCATTTACGGGCGCGCTTTATCACGCTCTTACACCATGGATCGTCACGATCGATATACGCCGCGTCATATTCGTCAACAATCCAATAGCCGCACGGTGTTTCACTGCTGACGTACCATTTACGCACGTCGACAATTACACCCGTGCCATCCGCGAAGTCACGTAGGTGATAGTGGATCGGGCCTTTCAATTCTATTGACATTCTCGTAACACTCCTTCGAGCCTTTGCGATGCGGGCCGCAGTTGATAGACCACCAATAGCCATCGCAGAAGCAATTAGTTTTCTTGTGTTCGTGGCGTTTTCTAAACCAATCCACCCTGTATGAACCTCCGCACGCGCACCGCGGTTCGCGGATATAATCCTCTGGATGCTTCGCCAGCGTTCGCCTGGCGCCGCAAGCTCGGCAGCGGCACGGGTAGCGGTTCATGCTTTCCAGATGAACCATATAAGCCAACCAAAACCTATCGCGTAGGCGCCTCCTACTAACAGGCACAGCAGCCATACCAAGAAGGTTCCCATCATCTCCCCGCCCTCAGTTGCGCCAGTTTTCGCGTAAGATCCATCGACGCCCGCTTAGTGGCCGCGTGTTCTTTGGCTTCCCCGCCTACCTCATAAAGCGTTTCCCCACACTCAGGGCATTTGTCACGGGTCAGCGGCTGAAGCTGGCGGTAAAGCTCGCAGGCGCTGCGCCAGCATTGTTTCATCTTGCTTTTACGCGCCTTGCGCAGAGCTTCCAGGGCTTTCTTGGTGCGCATGATCTCGATCAGCGCCTCGTCTAACGTTTGGTCACTTATCATTCTGCTTGCTCCGATTTGGGTACGAGTGCGTTAACAGCGAGCCGAACACGCATTGGTGTTAAGTCGGAGTACCGCGTGTCGTACACCTTGCGCCCGTTTACGAAGACACACTGGTCGCGATCCGCGTTGGCCCCTACGGTAACGCCTTGACGCTCGCACTCTTCCAGCGCCTCGGCCAGTTTTAGCAGGGCTTCAGCCTGCGCGCGGCGGATCACGCCTCGGTTCCTCCGAACAAATGAAATACCAAAGCGCCGCCGTGTAGCTGGAAGGTGCCGATATGTGGAGCGCTGACGCTGAAGTCATTCAGATAGTGGCCTGTGCCGTGGACGGCGAAACGGTGAAGGCGTTCCGGGTTCTCCGGATTGACACGCGCCCACATCATTACCTCGCCGCCTTGAACCTGAACGCTGAAGAACTCGGCACCGCCCGGGGCGTGCAATGTGAAATCCTCTGACATCTGTACCGGGTATTTGTAGATGGTCTTCATTTCCGGATCATCCGTTCGATAATTGCAGTGGTCATGATGGCGGCCTTCGCGTCGGCGAGGTCCATCACTTTCAGGACGTGGGACCGGCTCAGCACGAGCCCCGTTTTGGTGATAAAGCAGCCTGGCGCCCATGGGCGTTGATCAAGGGTTTTCATCTTTTGGTCCCGTCCTTTTTGTGGGTCAGAAAACGTTTGAAGCGCTGCCAAGGGTTAAGCGTGCCCCGGTAAACGCCTTCGTAAAAGATATCGACCTTTCGAAAACTTCCTGGTATGCGCTCTTTCACGGCTTGCGTACTCCTAGCAGTTGTTCAGGGACGACGCGCATACGGGTTGTGCCCACCTGGACGTCGTAGCTCTTGACACCGACCTTAACGACACGCGCCAGGCACTTGTGGTACTCGCTCCGCGTGTCGTTAATGCGGACGGTCTGTTCGGGTTTGAAGAGGTTCACTTGATGCTCCAGAGAACGCCGTAGGTGTCTTCTTCAGGGGCCTGCAAACCGCAAAACTCTTCACAGCGCTGCTGAGCATCCGACAAGAAGCCGGCGATGATTACAGGGCTGTGACGGCGCGTTTGGGCGTCGCGAGCGCATTCAAAAGAGCTGAAAGCACCACGGCCAATCACAGCGGAAACACGATCAACCCCGGCGCGTTCTACGGCGGATTCGAATTTGCGGATCTTGTTAGCGTGGCGCTGAGTGTCGGTAGTCATAGTGTTTCTCCCTGCCGTTGTGTTGGTGTGATGCAACTATACAACACTCTACTTGCGATTGCTTGTAGGTCCGACGAACGGTTAGGGTTTCAGTTGCTCGCCGATCCACTTACGCATGCGCGTCCAGCGTTGCTCTGGCGTCTCGGCGAGGTAAGAGCCTTCGTCGTTCATAAAGACGATCTCAGCAGCCATAGCTGGCGCGATACCGAAGACGTTGCCGACCTGCTCTCGGTCGTGCGGATCTAGCTTAGCCATGTCGACACCACGCTTCGCGCCTAGTACACCAATAGTGCAAAACTCGCCTTCCGATTCCAGGTCGTCGGCGATCAGCCGTTTAACTGGCATTTCGTCCATGGATTCCGCGAGCTCCTTTAGGAACTCTTGTCCGCGTTTGCCACGCAATGCCGACTCGACTGCACCACGCCAGCAGATCAAGCTCCAGCCGTCGCAATCATCTGAATATCCGCTTCTACTCATTTCTTCCTATCTCCTCGGTTTGAATTCAATAAAGGCTTCCGGCCGTCCTTCAACGGCCAGGGTGATTCGGTATGGCAATCCGGGCAGTGGATAATGCGAAGGCTGCTCATGCGGATCACATCGGAGTTGCCGCACTTGGGACATTGGAGGGTCACGTCAAGGACTCTCGGAGCTGTTGCAGCCAGGTATTTCGCTGTTCGGTACGCTCTACCTCGGCCGCCCATTCCTTTTTGTGGTACTCAATATCCTTGAGCGCTTTCACCTTCTTGCTTTCGAGCCACTCTTCGGCGGTTAGCTGTGGCGTAGGCACTGACAGGTATTCGCTGCTGCCATCCCACTTCATGCTGTCTTCAATCTGTTGGATCATGAATTTCTTCAGCTCGACATGCTCTTCAGACGGCGGCGTCCATTCGTTTGCCTGGCGCAGCATCGCTTGGTAGTGCTCAAGCATGGTTTTGTTTTCATGCAGCCGGCGGTTACGGTTTAACTCTGCGTCTGCGAATTCCTCATTAGCTTTGCGCGTCGCTTCCTCCGGCGAGAAGCCCTCGTAGAAGCGGAGCAGGTTACGAGCTTGAGTAAGCTGGTCGAGGTGATACGGGGACGCTACGAAGCGTTCCGGGATATCCGCGTTGCTCGGCAAATCCCGCATCGGCATTAGAGCACCGAAAGCCCGTGCACAGCCCATGGCGAATTGTTCGAAGCTGATGCCGTCTTTGATATCGGCTGTGTATCCGGTTGGCATGGTGAATCTCCTGATTAGGCGATGAAGCCGCCGGGCATGGTTTTGACGATCAGCAACGCAAAAGCTGCGTGCATTCCGCCTTTGGCGCAGTCGTGAACGTTTGGCCGTGGGCGTTTTGGTGGTGTGCTGGGTTTCATCTTGGTTCCCTCGATTTCAGGTAAGCGATAACCTCAAGGCTTTCTTTTTGGAATCCTTCATCGTCATAACCGCCGACGCTCCCCAAACTACCCTTCGTAGCGCGATGCTCTAGGGCTTCCACGGTTGTTTCTTCGGGATCCCATTGGCTACCTGCTTCGCCGGAATAGCCGATTTCCGATAGACCGTAACAGGAGCAGTGACCTCCGTGCACTTCGAACAGCTTGCCGTCCTTCTCGTAGAGTACGAAGGCGCTGGAGTCACAGCCGTAGTCCCCGATGTGGTAGTAGGCCAAAAGGATATCTGCATTTTCAAGTTCTGCTGCATCGATGCCGAATTCGCTGATGATTGATTCTTTTGAGTCAAAGCTGTGCATGAAAATTGTTTCAAACATTTCGTGTACTCCAATTGACGTTTGGTTTTACCGACAAAGCCGGCGCATGGCCGGCTCTACATCAGAACAGCAGAATCAAGATCAGGATGGTGGCGACCATGGCTGAATGCTCCGTGAGGTTGGCGGGCCGCCGAAGCGGGTTATTTTATGGCGTGATTAGCGGTGCAGACCTTTTGCGATACCTTCTTCCAGCGCGGCCATTTCGCCGTTGCAGTATTCCAGGCCTTCTGCCGAGCCTTCCCACTTAACGCCGACCGGGCATTCGATGTTGAATTTATCGCGGGCTGCTGCGAAACCCATTTGCTGGATCTCTTCTTTCTTAGCTGCGAAACCGGCTTCGAATGCTTTGGTGAATTTGGTCATCTCGTCTTGCTCCGTGCTGTTCGTTTGGTGTGATCCCAATATACAAGCTGCATCTTGTGCTGTCTAGTGGTTCCGATGAACGGTAAGGGAAATTTCTTTCCCCGTATTCCGGGCGCACCTTGGGCCGGTTGACAACTTTATACAAGCTTGTGTCCGCTATCGCAACTGTTGTAGGATGGCGCCATCCACAAAACGAGGTTTGAGAAATGAGAACGCCTGAAGAAGACAAACTGCGTGAGGAATTCGCTAAGAGCGCTTTGGCATGCCTTTCGCCTATAGCTTGGAAAAGCGCTGACAACTATTCGTCCGAGCGAGACTTGATGCGGCAGATCGCAAAATCTTGCTATGAAATGGCAGACGCAATGCTCGAAGCCCGACGCAACGTAACCGAAGGAACTAACTGATGGACAAGCGACTTAAAGCACTGACCGAGCAAATGATCAAAGATGGCGCGCCCGCCGGCTTGCTGAATTCCATTATGGGCGCCAAGAAATACAGCGGCATCCTTCACGCCGTCGCTAAAGCAGGGGGATTCTCCCAGCTGGCCCGGCAGCTGGGTGTCACCTACCAGGCCGTCCAGCAGTGGTCGGTTCAAGGCTATGTACCCCTTACCCGAGTAACGGAGATCGAGGCGCTTTACGGAATTGAGCGCACCGAGCTGATGAACCCGAAATACGCTGCGGCACTCGCTGAACCAAAATTCGCCGACGAAGCGTGACGCCGTGGGAGCCGCAAAGATGGCTAAGAAATTTGAGCACCTGCAGGCGCCCGACGCTCTGCGGGACTTGAAGCAATGGCTCGTATGGAAGTTCGAGCCAAATCCTAAACCCGGGAAGAAAGATTTAAAAGTTCCGTATTACGCCAAGTCTGGCACTAAACGTGGATGGATGCCCGGGCCGCGCAGCAAGAAGGTCGGTCAGGGTTCTCCTGAAGAACTGCCGCTACTGGTCACCTTCGAGGAAGCCAAGGCGGCTGCTGTTGAACGCGGCATGACCGGCGTTGGTCTGGCAATGGTTGACGGCTCCCCGATAACCGCCTTGGACTTCGACCATTGCGTTACTGACGGTGTAATCCATCCTGACGTTGAAGCGCTGATCGTCGGTACGTATGCGGAGATCAGTCCGTCCGGCACCGGCGTGCGCGCCTTCGTCAAGGGTAATCTTGGCGATCGCAGCGACGCGCACCCCGACGACGGATCATTCGGCTTTGAGACCTACAGTTCGTCCAGGTTCGTGACATTCACCGGCGACATGACCGGCGACACAATCACCTTCGGCTGTGAGAACGAAGTCTCCGAACCGTCGCCTTTGCTGCTCGAGACTTGCGAAAAGCGCTTCGGACCGAGAGTCGTTCGTCAAATATCGATCGGAAAGAGCGACAAGGAGCGTGTAGGACTTACTGACACTCAAATAGCTGAAGTGCTCAAGTGGACCGCCGGTGGCGATCATAACCGCTGGATGGCTGTTGGGATGGCCGTGCACCACGAGACGGAAGGCGAAGGGGAATGGCTTTGGGATGAGTGGAGCCAAGGTATTGCCGACTACGAAGGGCCCGACGAGATCCGCTACAAGTGGTCGACCATGGGCAACTACACCGGCAACGAGAAGACCTTTTGGTCGGTGCTGCGTGAAGCTCAAGCGCTCGGATGTCCTGTCAACGTCGATACGGCTTCGCCCGATGAATTCGAAGCCCTCCCTATGCCGGTTGGCGGAAAGTTCAAGATTACCTCCGACGACGACTTCGCAGCTCAAGAGTCAAACCTCAAGTGGCTGATAAAAGGATTCTTGCCGAAGGCTAATCTCGGTGTGTTGTTCGGGGAATCTGGTTCGGGTAAGTCCTTTGCTATGCTGGACTTGAGCGCCGCTATCTGCCGCGGCTTGGAGTTCTGGAATGGTCATCGGGTAACCAAAGGGCGAGTGCTCTACGTGGTAGCAGAAGGCGTGTCGGGCTTCCGGCAGCGCATTAAAGCCTACTGCCATCAACAGGCGATTCCCCGTATCGGCATGGACGTAATTTACGACATCACCCCGAACCTGACTAACGTGGCGCAGGTAACAGACCTGATTAGCGAGATCCGTCAGCGCGAGCCCTACGACCTCATTGTCATGGATACCTTCGCCCAGGTTATGGCTGGCGCTGACGAGAACAACGGGCAGGATGTAGGCGTCGCATTGGCTGAGTGCAAGCGCATCGCCAATCGTTGCGGCGCTATGGTGCTGCTCGTACACCACAGCGGTAAGGATGCCTCGAAGGGCTCACGCGGTCACTCAAGCATCAAGGCGGCTTGCGATGTAGAGATCAAGGTAGAGCGAAGCAATGACACGCGTAGCATCACTACCAGCAAGATGAAGGACGGCGTTGAAGGTATCGGTTATCTGTTCAAGCTGCACACCGTAGTGCTCTCTCAGGACGAAGACGGCGACGACATTACTAGTTGTATCGTCGAGTTCAAAGGCGCCGGACAGGCAAAACCGGAAGCTAAAAAGAAAACTGGAGCTAACGAACTGGCATTCTTGGATGCTCTTCATAACGTCCTCGGCCTCTCTGACGAGAAAGCAGGGGTCGAAACGGCCAGGGTTCAAGCGGAATTCTGCGCACAGTTCGATCCTAGCAAGCGGCAGAGCTACAAAAATCAGGCTTTTAAACGCGCAATGGAAACGCTTTTGGAGAAAGGTGCCATTTTTGAGGAAAACGGGAGCATTTTCATACACGCAGAAAATGCAGAATGATAAAGGTTGCATTGCAAACAGGGTTGCAAATTGCTTATTTGCAACTCGGTTAAGGTTGCATTGCACACACTCCCCTTTAGGGGTGTGCAACGTGCAACCCTGTTTTTAAGCAACGCAACAGGAAAGACGCAAGAAATGCAGATTCACTGATACACGCAGAAATTGCGCGTTTAGCTGTTCACGACCCCTGGCCGATCTGCTGTTCACTGGTGGCTGGTTCTCGGGTACGCTGGATCGAAGCCGGAATCCCAGCATCGAGGTTTTCAAATGGCATGCTCTGGATGCGCTCGGCGTCGAGCGAAACTCAAAAAACTATTGGACTTAGCCAATGAACGATTCCAAATGCTTGTTAGTTCTAAAGACCGCTCAGCACCTGAGCAAAGCGCAGATCGAAAGCCTGACAGAGCTGATCACGCCGACAGCTGAAGCACTGGGCGCTGAACCTATGGTTCTCGGTAGTGGGTTCGACGTGGAGCTGCGTACCGGCACTGACGCTTTGCTGGAGCGCGTATGCGTGGCGCTGGAAGCTTTGGTAGCACAGGGACAGCCACCCGAGGTTAGCGAGGCTCAGATCGCACCACAGAGCCTCAACGCTCGGCCGACAGGGTTGAACAGTCGTTTCGGTCAATTCGCTGGAGGTCTGCAGCACGACTCGAATGGGCATCCGTACTATCCGGAGTAGTGGTATGGCTAAGTCCCGCGTCACCATGCAACCCACGCGCGCCAAGGAGACCAGCACCACGGCTGTGCAGATGTTGAACCCTGACGCATGGCGCGAAGGGTTGACCACTGCACAGCGTGGGTATGGTGGTAGGTGGCAGCGTGCCCGCTTGGCGTACTTGGCGAAGCATCCCCTGTGCCGGATGTGCGAGGCGCAAGGCCTTGTCACTGAAGCCACCCTGGTCGACCACATCGTGGATCACCGTGGCGACATGGTGAAGTTCTGGGATAGCGGGAACTGGCAGCCCCTATGCAAGCCATGCCACGGGATCAAGACCGCAGCCGATGGCGGCATCGGAGCCAACCGAAAAGGTTAGGCTAATGGATTCAATCAAAACTAAAACGCATAAGGCCTCGATCATTCGGGGCTTTTCTTTGCGCGCAATTCCTGCGGGTTTTACGGGCCGCGACCGCTCTAGCTCGGGCCTCGGGGGGTATCTGCATATCCTGCGGGTGCCGCCCTCCCTGATCGCGCCGACCCCTTTTAGAGATTTAATTCCCCTACAGCCTTTTGTTGACCGTGTTACGCTTTGAACAACGGAAACACGAGGTGTAACAAATGCTCAACCCGACCGACGAAAAATTCCTTGCCGCCACGCTGCGCGGCGCCACGCCAGAGGAAGCGGCGATCGCTGCCGGCCTTAGCGAGAAAACCGCCCGGGTGGCCGGAGCGCGATTGCGCAAGAAACCCGCAATCGTGGACGCACTGGCAGCTATCGGTATTGCGACCCCTGGCGCACATGTATCCAGCCCAAAGGTTACCCACAGTGAACCTGAGGACGAAGAACCGGACTTGGAAAACCCGTTGCCCGAAACCACTGACTCGATCGAATTCCTCGAAGCCGTGGTTGCACACCCGAAAATGCCACTCGGCCGACGCATTGAAGCCGCAAAAACTTTGCTGCCTTTCCAGCACGCCAAGATCGGCGAGAAGGGCAAGAAGGAAACCAAAGCCGACGGCGCGAAAGAATTGTCCGGCGGGCGAAACGCCTACGGCAGTCGCAAACCGCCGAAGCTTTCCGCGGTGCCAAATTAAATGGGAGTGCCTGCGTATAGCACTGCCTGCCCTGACTGGGAGACGCGAATCGTTGAAGGGCGATCGCTTATCCCATTCGAGCCCCTTTTTCCTGAATCCGCCCGGGAAGCCCGAGAGTTCCGCCATCAACTAAAAATCGTCGACGTAGGTGACGGCAATCAGACAATCGGGGAAATCGGTTCGACCTGGGCGGAAGACATCGCCAACGCAATTTTCGGCGCGTACGATCCGGAAACCGGTATCCAGCTGATCCGGGAAGCGTTCGTACTGATCAGCAAGAAAAACGCCAAGTCGACCGAGGCGGCTAGCATCATGCTGACCGTTCTTACGTTGAACTGGCGGCAGTCGGCCGAGTTCATCATCTTGGCCCCGACCAAAGAAGTCGCTGACAACGCCTTCGCCCCAGCGCGCGACATGGTGAAGGCCGACCCAACGCTCGATGCCATGATGCACGTAGCCGAACACACCCGGACCATCAAGCACTTGGGAACCGGCGCGACGTTGAAAGTTGTGGCAGCGGACACAAACACCGTTGGCGGTAAGAAGGCGGCGGTGATCTTGGTCGACGAGATCCACTTGTTCGGCAAGAACCCGCACGCAGCGAAAATGCTTGTCGAAGCAACCGGCGGCCTGGCCTCTCGGCCTGAAGGTTTTGTGCTGTACCTCACAACGCAATCCGACGAGCCGCCGGCCGGCGTCTTTGCTTCCAAGCTGCAGTACGCTCGCAAGGTGCGCGACGGCGAGATCCACGACCCCAACTTCTTGCCTCTGCTGTTTGAGTTTCCGCAACGCTACATCGAAGAAAAGCTCTACCTAGATCCGGCGAACTTCCACATCACGAACCCCAACCTGGGCAAGTCGGCCAGTACAGAGTTCATTGAGCGCGAGATCCGGCGTGCGCAGGAGGTCGGCCCAACGGAAATGCTGATCGTCCTGTCGAAGTATCTGAATATCGAAGTCGGGCTGGCGCTGCGCAACGACCGGTGGGCCGGTGCGGACTTCTGGATCGAATCGACTGACGAGAGCGTCACGTTTGCCGCGATGAAGGACATGTGTGAGGTAATCGACGTAGGGATCGACGGCGGCGGCCTCGACGACCTGCTAGGACTTTCCCTGGTCGGGCGCCTTACCGGCACCGACAAGTGGGTTTCGTGGTCCAAAGCTTGGGCACACCCTTCGGCCCTTCAGCGCAACCTGGCTGAAAAATCGAAGATGGAAGACTTCGCCGACCAAGGCGACTTGGTGTTGGTCAAGCGCATCGGCGACGACGTGACGGAACTGTGCGACTTGGTTGAGCAGGTTTACGAGTGGGGCTTGCTCGATAAAATTGGTGTCGACCCCGTGGGCATCGGCGCGATCTTCGACGAGCTGATCAACCGCGGTATTCCAGAAGACAAGATCGTCGGTATCAGCCAGGGCTGGAAACTCGGGGGAGCGATCAAGACCACAGAACGGCGCATCGCTGGCGGTCAGATGGCCCACGCCGATCAAGCTTTGATGGTTTGGTGTGTTGGTAACGCCCGTATCGAGCTGCGGGCTAACTCCATCTTGGTGACGAAGCAGGCTTCGGGCGCGGCCAAGATCGACCCCCTAATGGCGCTCTTCAACGCAGTATCGCTGATGGCACTTAACCCCCCGGCTGCGCACAAAAAGTTTCAAATGCTCTTTCTTTAGGTTACAGTGCGCGTAATTTACCGGAGCTGTATATGAACAGAGCCTATAGTTTTTTAGAGACCAAGGCGGTCAGCGACGACAAGCGCACGATCGAAGGATGGGCCACAACGCCCCAGCCGGATCGAGTCGGCGACGAAGTTATGCCCCTAGGCGTGAAGTTTAAAAACCCGCTGGTGCTCTTGTGGCAACACGATCACGAAAAACCGATTGGCACGGTTGAATTCGGTACTCCGACAGCGAAAGGTGTTCCGTTTACGGCGACCATCGCTACAGTCGAAGAGCCGGGCACCTTGAAAGACCGCGTGGACGAAGCGTGGCAGTCGGTTAAAGCCGGCCTAATTCGCGCGGTATCGATCGGCTTTCGCTCTCTAGATTCTGAGCCGATCAAGGGCACTTATGGAATCCGCTACAAGTCCACCGAAGTTTACGAATTGAGTTTAGTCAGCGTGCCCGCAAACGCTGGCGCAGTTTTTAACGTGAAGTCATTCGACATCGGAGCGCCAGCCGCGTCAGGCCCAAAGGCTCTCCCATTCGTGCGACTGAACACCCCCGCCGGCGCTTCGGCAACCAAAACCCTTAAATCCGTTCCGAAGCCCCAGGAGGGCCAAGACATGAACTACCTCGATCAAATCAAGTCCTTCAAGGAAACCCGCGCTGCGCAAGTCGCTGCGATGGAAGGCATCCAGCAAAAAGCAATGGACGAAGGCCGCTCGAAAGATGCCGCAGAGCAGGAAGAGTTCGACACTGCCTCCGATCAGATCAAAGCGATCGATCGCGAGATCAAAGACTTGGAAGCCATGGAAGCCTTGAACGTCGCAAAAGCAGCGCCGGTACAGGACATCACCAAGCAGCGTGAGCGCATCCCCGCCGTCGCCAAGAATACCGAGAAGCTGGAGCCCGGCATCCTGTTCGCCCGTTACGCAATGTGCAAAATGGCGTCGCAAGGTAACCCTGCAATGGCCGCCGAGCTGGCGAAATCGCACTACCCGCAGCATGAAAACATCGTCAAGTCCCTGGAGCTGGAAGCACGCGGCCAGAAGTTCAGCGGTTTGATGAAAGCTACCGTTGAAGCAGGCACCACTCTCGATGCGACGTGGGCGGCACCCTTGGTTGATTACCAGAACTTCGCCGGCGACTTCGTTGAGTATCTGCGCCCTCGTACCATCCTCGGACAGTTCGGCCAAGGCAACGTGCCTTCGCTGAACCGCATTCCGTTCAACGTCCGCATCGCGGGCCAAACCACGGGCGGCAACGCTTACTGGGTAGGGGAAGGCGCGCCGAAGCCTCTGACCGCTTTCGACTTCACCGCAACCGAACTTCGCTGGAACAAGATCGCCACCATCGCCGTGCTGACCAACGAACTGATTCGTTTCAGCAACCCAAGCGCGGAACGCCTCGTGCGTGACGGCCTTGCTGCTGCGGTAATCGAAAGGGCAGATATCGACTTTATCGACCCTGCGAAGACCTTGGTAGCCAACGTTTCCCCCGCGTCCATTACCAACGGCGCCACCGCGATTCCTTCAAGCGGCAGCACTGCCGACGACGTTCGCGCGGACATTCAGGCACTTTGGGCCCCGTTCATCGCCGCGCGCAACGCTCCACGCAACGCGGTGTACATCATGGACTCGACCACCGCTTTGGCCTTGAGCTTGATGCTGAACCCACTGGGTCAGACCGAGTTCCCGGGCCTTACCATGAACGGCGGCACCTTTATGGGTGTTCCGGTAGTGGTTTCGGACTACCTGCCGGTTTCCTCGGCGGGCGGTATGGTCGTCCTGGTCAACGCTTCCGACATCTGGCTGGCAGACGACGGTCAAGTGACCATCGACTCTTCCCGCGAAGCGTCACTGCAGATGCTGGATAACCCGACCAACAACAGCGCCACCGGCACTCCGACCACGATGGTTTCGATGTTCCAGACGAATTCTACCGCTTTTCTCGCGGAAAGATTCATCAACTGGGCGCGTCGCCGCGCTTCTGGCGTCGCGTACCTCACGGGCGTCAACTGGGGCGCGTAAGCGTTTCCTTTGAGCGAAACAGAAAGGGGCCTTCGGGCCCTTTTCTTTTAATCGCAAGTTGCTGGTATACTCCTGTTAAATTTGAGGATCGTTCCCATGAGCAAAGTGGAATTCATCTACGGCAAGGGCGGCAAAAAAGTCATGATGGCTAGTCGGACTGCCGAAGCCCTGCGCCGTATGGGCCATGGCGATTACCCTGCGTCTCCTACATACCAAACCAGAATGCTGACCGCTGAACCTGCGAAGCAAACCGGCCCTCTGATTTCCGACGCGGTTGCCAAGTTCGCCGAAGAAAACCAGATCGACATAAATTCTGTGACGGGCACCGGCAAAGACGGCCGGATTAACAAATCCGACATAGAAGCCGCTATCGACGCGCGGGACCTTACTTAATGCGAATCTTCGGACTAGAGCTAAGTTTGAAGCGCGCGCCAATGTCGCCGCCAGGAACTGGCCTCGGCGGTTGGTGGCCTCGAATTTCTGAGCCCTATTCCGGCGCATGGCAGAAAAACGATTCTTGGGAAAATCCGACGGTGCTCGCACATTACGCTGTCTATGCGTGCGTAACGCTGATCGCGAATGATATCGGCAAGCTGCGCCAGCGTCTGATGGAGCTGGACGGTAACGGCATCTGGAAGGAAACCACGAGCCCGGCTTTCTCCCCGGTCCTGAAAAAGCCGAACGGCTATCAGAACCATATCCAGTACAAGCAATGGCACCAAACCTCGAAGCTTACGAATGGTAACGCCTACGCGCTCAAGCAACGCGACCAACGTGGGGTTGTTACTGCGTTGTACTTGCTAGACCCTTGCCGAGTGTTGCCGTTGGTAACGGAAGACGGTTCGGTTTATTACCAGTTGAGCAATGACAACCTGAACCGGGTAGGCGACGGCGTGACCGTCCCGGCGTCGGAAATTATTCATGACCGGATGAACTGCCTTTTCCACCCCCTGGTGGGCGTCAGCCCCCTGTACGCCTGTGCCCTAGCCGCTTGCCAGTCGCTCAAGATGCAGAACGATAGCTCGACGTTCTTCGAGAACGGGGCTCGTCCTGGAGGCATCTTGAGTGCCCCCGGCGCGATCAGTGACGAGACGGCAGCACGGCTCAAAGCCCATTGGGACGCGAACTACACCGGGAAAAATGCCGGCAAAGTGGCAGTGGTCGGTGACGACCTTAAATTCCAACAGATGCGCATGAGCGCGACAGACTCACAGTTGATCGAGCAGTTCAAGCTAACGGCTGAAATGATCTGCACAGCGTTTCACGTTCCGCCGTTCAAGGTCGGCATAGGTTCTACACCCGCCGGCCAGAAGGTCGCGGACCTGAACCAGATCTACTATTCCGATTGTCTGCAGAGCCTGATTGAAGAATACGAAGCCTGTATGGACGATGGCCTGTCGCTGCCGACGGACCCGCCTTACGGTATCGAACTTGACTTGGACGGCCTACTGCGCCTCGACATGGCCTCCTTAGTAGAAACCCTGGCGGCGGCCGTAGGCGGCGGCATCATGACGCCGAATGCCGCTATGCTGAAGTTGAACCAGCCGCCAGTTGAGGGCGGCGATACTGTATATCTTCAGCAGCAGAATTTTAGCCTCTCCGCCTTGGCTAAAAGGGACGCGCAGGAAGACCCATTCGCCACCGGCAAAGCGCAACCCGCCGCTACGCCGCCGGCCGCCACGCCAGAACCGGAAGAACCCACTGACGAACAAATTCAGGACAGTGCGAAAATGCTCGCCCTGCTGATCGAAAAGAGGCTCGCTAATGAATCTGCGTGAACTTGAAGCGCAAGCCGAAGCCCTGGCGCCTGTGATCGCAGCGGCAGTGAAAAAAGCGGTTGCGCCACTGATGGAGGCCATGGCCGAACGTGACGAGCTTATTAAAGAGCTTATCAAAGAACGCGAACTAGAAAAGGCGGAGCTGCCCGACCTCGCTGCCATCGCCGCATTAGTAGAAGTGCCGGTGCCAAAAGACGGTGAGCCAGGCAAAGACGCGGAGCCCGTAGACCTAGAAGCCTTGGCAAAAGCGGCGGCGGCGCTTATCGTGCTGCCCGAAGTGAAGGACGGCAAAGACGCGGACCCAGTAGATTTGGAAGCCGTGGCCGCACTGGTCAGGGTGCCGGAAGTCGAAAAGGTCGACGTAGACGCCATTGCGCGCGCTGCGGCTGAGCTAATCCCGATCCCTGCGATTCCCGAGCCGCAGCACGGCCGCGATGCGATCGACTTGGAGATCCTGCCGGCTATCGACGAAACGAAGCAGTACCCCCGTGGGACATACGCAGCGCACCGCGGCGGCCTGTGGAAGTCGTACGAACGTACTAACGGGATGCGCGGCTGGGAATGCATTGTGGAAGGCGTGGACGCGGTTAACGTCGTGCAAAATGGCGATCGTGAATTCTCGGTGACTATGGTGAAGTCCAGCGGCGCCGAAGTAGTCCAGAAGTTCGCCCTGCCGATTCAGATTTACAAAGGCGTGTACCGTGACGACGAAGCCTACGAGGCTCACGACAACGTAACGTGGGGCGGCAGCCAGTGGACGTCGACCAAAGCCGCGAACACCGACAAGCCAGGCTCTAGTGACGCGTGGGTGTTGTGCGTGAAGGCCGGGCGTCCAGGTAAAGACCTCCGAGAGAACGCTTCTACGTTCGACGCTAGCAAAGGAGTGATGCTCAAATGATGTACGTCACCCTGGCGCGCGCCAAGCAGCACTTGAACATGGATCACGACCAAGACGACACGCTCATCGAGGCGTACATCGGCGCGGCCTCTGAAGCGGTTAAGAACTACCTTAAGAGCGCTTCGCCGTACGAGGTCGAGCGCGACAGCAACGACGATCCGATCCTAGACAGCGCAGAAGATCCGGTCTACGTCGTCGACAGTTCCGGCGACAAGGTCGTCAAGTATTCGGTGATCGCGGCTACGTTGCTGATGGTCGGCTTCCTGTACAAAGACCGCGACGAGAATCCGGACGAAGCGTTTCAACAGGGGTATTTGCCCAAGCCTGTCACGGCTTTGCTTTATCCGCTCCGCGATCCGGCGTTACGCTGATGAGCCGCGCCGGCCAGTACCGTCACCGTGTTGACATACAGGACTTTGTTTCCGTGCGTGATCCTGAAACGGGCGGCTTTACGGAAGCGTGGGTAACGGTTTTCGCCAACGTACCTGCGCGAATTGCTCCGGCCAGCGGTCGAGAATTTATGGCCGCAGCGGCAATTCAGTCCGAGATCATCGCGCGCATCGTCATTCGCCAGCGCCCCGGCCTGAATGCCAAGCAACGCATTCTGCACAATGGCGACATTTACAACGTTCACGCGTGGCTGCCGGATCAGGAAAGCGGGCGCGATTATGTTTCCGCGCCCGTATCGAAGGGGGTTAACGAGGGTTAGTGAAAGCTGACTGCCCCGCAGTCGGCGCCGATTTCAAAACAGCTTTTAAATTCTTGGTACTTTTCCCAGAAGTATCCGCCCACCCCTTCTGCCTTCTCTGCGAATTCTGCGTAATCCTTAGCCAGTTTTGCGCAGGCAACCGGGCCGATCGCCCCTTCACAATCGCTGAAATTGATTTGCTCAGCGAAAGGCCCTTTAGCGCCGTTCCAGCAGGCTACGCAGTGGCTGAGCATGATGCGGCCGTCTTGCTCGTAGGTTTCGTCTTTATATCCGGCCATTTCGGCTAGTTGTTCCCTCCAAGCATTGTAGCGGCCGTACCCAATGCTCAGGCTCTCGAATTGAGAATCCTCTGAGTACCCGTAGATCATGCCGGGCTTCAAACCTTCGAAACGTCCCGGGAAATCCTTGTTCTCGTAGAATCTTTCGAAAGAATCGTAATCTGCCGGATAACCGTCCTCGTCGCGCTCCGCGTTCGGCGCTTCTACTAGTTTGCTGCATGCGGAAATATCAAGACCCATGGTATAAACTCCAGTTGTGTGTGTGTGTAAGGTGATTCACAATCTATTACAAGGGATCGCAACTTGTCAACAACCTTCGTCTGCATCGCCTCCGGCCCGAGCCTCAACGCGCACGACTGCGAAATGGTTTGCGCCGCCGGCCTTCCCACAATCGCTGTGAACAACTCCTGGCAGCTAGCCCCTTGGTGCGATCACCTTTACGCAGGTGATCTCGCGTGGTGGGATGCGAACGTCTCCAAAGTGCCAGACGGCCCTAAGCGATGGACGTGTACCCGCCAGGCGTCGGCTAAGCACGCTCTGAACCTGCACACCGCTTATGGGGAGTACAATAGCGGCCTACGCGCGATCGAACTTGCCTTTCAGCTAGGCGCAGAACGCGTCCTGCTTCTTGGGTACGACTGCACGGTGTCCAGCGGTACGCACTTTCACGGCGACCACAAAGACACGAAGAACCCTACGGAAGACCTTTGCCGCAAGTGGGCGAAGCAGCACGCCCGGCTGCCGCAGCGCGATCAGGTTGTGAATTGCTCGCGAAGCACAGAGCTTGAAGCGTATCGCCTCGGGCGTCTTGAAAAAGAATTGCAAAAGGTTGTTGACACTTGTGCAGGCGGCGATTAGCATTTGGGTCGTAGGGAGTGTGCAGGCTGATGCACAGTTAGCGTTCAGGAGTTGCGGATCTGTTTTCGGTAGCCCTCCCGATTCTCGCGCAAATCGCTAAAAACCCTGAAGCCGAGATCAGCGCCGGCCCCTACAATAAATTCAGGGCCGATAGCATAATAGGTGAATGCGTTCGACTCATAATCGAGGGAAGGAGCGGTTCGAACCCGCCTCAGCTCACCAGATCAACCAACGCCGCAAAAGGCAGGGGACTGAGTCCTTACCCTACCTGCCGGGGATAAATGGGATTCTGCCCGCGCATGCGGAAAGTTGCACCAAGCGTAGAGATTGTTGACTGAGCTAGGTCTAAGGTTGACACCGCTATAGCGTTGAGGGGGTGCGGTAAGCCTATCCCAAGACGCACAGGAGTTCGAATCTCCTACAGTCTCTACATGCTTGGTGCAATTGAACCGCTAAAGCGGGAAACGTCAATTCGTCCACGGATACTTGATCGCGGCTTGTAGAGCTGAAAGCGCGACGAAGTGATAACGCCGTGATGCAGTTAGGGTTCGCCAGTCCTGCCAATTGCACATTTTACCCACGCCACCCTTGACCCGCTTCGGCGGGTTCTTTTTCAATTGGAGTCGGCCTTTGAAACGCGACCTGGATTTGTACAAACATGTTTACCCCACATACCCCGTATTCGCGTGGCGCCTCTGCGTAGGTTGCTCTAAGGAATTTCGCCGCGAAAAAGGATGGCGAGCTTTAACCGGCCCATTTTTCGGCGGCTGCGGTATTGAGCGTTACGTCTGCGCTTCGTGTGCCCCGGATCGCCAAACAGCGGGCGAGATACTGGAAAAGCAGTCGTGGATACCGCCTATGCCTAAAGTCGCGCCGAAGGCCCCTCCATCGCCTCCGAGGGAGATATAATGTTTATTCAAGGGATGCTCGGACTCGGCGATAATATTTACGAGCGAGCTTTCGTTAAAAATCTGCCGAAACCTGTTTACCTCTCGACCCCCTGGCCGTCCCTCTTCTCCGATATTCCCGGCGTGTTCTTCGTCAAACCCTCTACGCCGTTACGCACTCAGGCCAAGAACATCGCCCGCCATTCGAATTGGACATCTCTGCCGCCCAACCAGTCGACCCGCTCTCCGCGCTACGGCGCCGAGGGGATCATCCCAGGCCTCACTCAAACTTTCGGTGTGCGCCCGGGTGAATTCGATCTCCCTCCGCTTCCCGCTTCTCCACACTCCGGTAAGTACGTCGTCGTGCGTCCTGCTACTGTCCGCCAAGAGTGGCGCGCCGATACCCGCAACCCTGATCCTGTTTACCTAATCATCGCCGCTTCGTATGCCAAGCAGCTCGGCTACACGGTGATCTCGGTTGCTGACTTGGAAGACGGGAAAGAATGGCTCGTCGGAGAAGCGCCCTACGCCGACGTGCGTTATCATAAAGGCGAACTGCCGGTCGAACAGTTGCTGGCCCTCGTGAAAGGTGCGGCTGCCGTGATCGGCGGTATCGGCTGGATCGTGCCGGCTTGCTTGGCGGCCAAGGTTCCGGCGTGGATCGTTTGCGGCGGCCAGGGGGGTTTCAATGCGCCTGAACTTATTTGCCCGTCAGGTAGTACAATAACTTTCGCGGTGCCGGACAATTTCTGTCGTTGCCGCCTCAAACAACACAACTGCGACAAACGGATCTCTGACTATGACTCAAAGCTTACCGAGTGGGCTGACCGACACCTTTGTTTGGGCGCCGGAGAAGGGCTACGGCTGGCATAGCCGACCCGCTATGCGTTACGAAGGCCAGTATTTCGAGCACTACCAAAAGCTGGACGCGACCCCCATGGGCGGGCTGCTGACCCGGGCACGCTTGGAACTGGTAGGCAAGTATTGCAAGCCGAACGAAACGGTGGACATTGGTATCGGAGGCGGACGATACGTTCAGGAATCCGGCGGTTTCGGCTTCGACGTTTGCGAAGATGCCAACAATTGGCTAGGGGAAAAGTTTCGAAATCCGTACCACTGCGGCCCGGTGGGGGCTATTACGTGCTGGGATAGCCTCGAGCACATTCCAGAGCCCGAAAAGTTGCTCGGGCAGGTAAGCAATTGGATTTTCGTCTCGATGCCGATCTACGACAACTTGGCCGGAGTCTTAGAATCCAAACACTACAAACCCGGTGAGCATTTGCACTACTGGACTCTGCAAGGCTTTATCTCTTGGTGCGCCAAACAGGGTTTCGAATGCATCGAGGTGAACCACGCCGAGACGGAACTAGGGCGCGAAGGCATTACCTCGTTTGCGTTTAAGCGTGTAAACTGAGGTGCGGCCCCATCTAAAGTCCCGTGCAATACGGATGGAACACTGGGGGCGCCTTGACGCTGGTGTCCAGCAATGGCGCGCGTAGTTGACCAGCTACATTTGCGACAGTAGAGCCCGCCGCCTCTTGAGCAATCGCGCAGGGTAGCCGTTTAAGATGCCGCTACCGATATGATACGCCGATAGGCCTCTCGCAGAAGCCCAAATCTTTCGGCCTTGAGAACCCGCTTCGGCGGGTTTTCTTTTGCCTGTGATACACTCAGCGCATCACCCGAGGGCGCGACCATGGCCGACTGGATCACCTACAAACTTAAAGGCGCTGACGAGCTTTCGCGCGTGTTTAAGACTTTGCCTCAAGAAATGCAGCGCAAGGTCGTGGTGCCGGCGGCCAAAGACGCGATGGATATCGTTTTGAAAGACACCATTCAGCGTGCCAGTCGGATTGATGATCCCCGGACAATTCCTGATATCTCGAAGAATATCGCCCTAGTTGAAGACACTAAATTCTTCAATGAAACGGGCTCAACTAAAATATCTGTCGGCGTGCGCAAGACAAAACGCGGACAGCGCGGTGGCAACACATTTTATTGGTGGTGGGTAGAGTTAGGAACCAGTCGCATTCGCGCGCAACCCTTTATGCGTAATGCGTTAAGCCAAAACCAAGCCGCTGTGTTTCAAGAATTCTTAAGCTCCGCTAAATTCCAACTCCTAGAATTGGGCCTGAAATAATGGACGTACCTTTTTACCAAGTATGCAAAGCTGATCCTACCGTCCAAGCATTGCTAGGTGGCGCGGAGCCTAGAATTTTTCCGTTCGGGGAAGCGCCGCAGACCGTCGCCAAGCCATACGTCGTCTACCAGTGGATAGGCGGCGACCCATTCAACATGCTGAACTGTCGACCAGAAGCAGACCGCGCGGAGCTTCAAGTAGACGTGTACGGCCTGACCCAAACGTCGAGCACGGACGCTGCAAAAGCGATCCGCTACGCCATCGAGCTGGACAGTTACATCGGTTCTTACCGTGGTACAGACCGCGAAGCGGACACCAAACTGTGGCGTACCGGGTTCGACGTGACATGGCTGGTAAAACGGTGATATTCTTCCGCCGAACGTAACCCACTCTCGCGAGGCTACACCAATGACCATCAAGGCCCAAGGTACAGACCTGGTTGCCATCGACCCTGACACCGGCACCTTGCTGGACGTGGGTTGCATCACCTCCATCGACGGCATAGACACTGCGATCGATCAAATCGAAACGACTTGTCTCAACAACCTGTCGCGCACGTACGAAGCCGGCCTTGCCACTCCAGGCGCCGCTACCTTCGGCCTGCAGTTCGATCCGGCGGACCCGGCGCACATCCGTTTGCACCAGCTCAAGACCGCCGGACGCCAGCTCCAATGGGCTATCGGCTTCTCGGACGGCACGGTATTGCCGACCGTAGGCACCGACAGCGCCGGCGATTACGACTTCGTTCTGCCGCCAACCCGCTCTTGGCTGGTCTTCGAAGGCTACATGAACAGCTACCCGTTCACCTTCGGCTTGAACACCATGGTCACTTCGACCGTCGGCATCCAGGTATCCGGCGAGCCTGTTCTTATTCCTAAGTCGACGAGCTAAGTCATGGCCTTAAACCTTAAAGATCTCGTGGCACAAGGCGCTTTTGTTAGCGCCTCGGAACCGCACGTAAAACGCGAAATCAAGTGGCATAACACCGAAGGCGAAGAGCTTACCGCTGATGTGTGGGTCCGCCGTGCGTCCTACCACACGATCACCAACACTTGGAAAGCTGCAGAAGGCAACCAAGAACACTTGGCCGCGCGGATTGCGACCATGATTTGCGACGAAGAGGGCGGCCCGATCTTCACGACTAGCGACGTACTCGGCACCGCTGACCCTTCGCGCGGCCCGATCTGCGACACGCTGTTCCTGGCGCTGATCACCGCGGTTAACGAAGTACAGTCCGCAAAGACGAACCCCCCGAAGACCTCTGGTTCGAACTAGTTCTAAACGGCATAGGCGGTCGCACGATCGCCGAGGCTCAGCAGAACATGTCACTGGTCGAAGCGCGGCAATGGGCTCAGTACATGCGGCGTCACGGGGGGCTGAACATCGCTGAACGTGTAGAGCAGGCCGCCGCATTGATCTGCGCCACGGGCGCGCAGTTAATGGGCAACAAGAAGGTACACGTCAAAGATTTCATCCCTAACCGGGAATCTGACGACGAACTCAAATTCGCCACACCTCAAGACTTTATGAAGGTGTTGCTCGCATCGAAGAGGCCCTAACAGATGGCGGTACAGAGTTTAGGGTCGTTGACGGTGGATCTCGTGGCAAACACCGCAGGGTTTGAGCGCGGTATGAACCAAGCCGAGCGCGCTCTCGCCTCGGCCACTCGTGAAGCAAAAAAGCAAGGTGATTCCCTCGACAGGTTGATCGGTCAGATCGATCCCACGGTCGCGGCTTACTCACGCTTAGACAAAATGGAGCAACAGCTCGAGGCGCATCGTAAAGCCGGACGCCTCCCGACAGCGGACTACGAAAGGTACAAAGCCCAGCTCGAGCAGACTCGCGCGTCGGTAGAGAAAACCAACACCGCGATCGATAAAAATGTCCGAGGCTTCAACGCGCAAGGGCTCTCAGCGAAACAGCTATCCGCCAACCTGCGCGGCGTCCCGGCGCAATTTACCGACATCGCGGTATCGCTCCAGTCCGGGCAGGCGCCGCTAACCGTCTTGCTTCAGCAGGGCGGCCAGCTCAAAGATATGTTCGGCGGTATAGGCCCCGCGGCGAAAGCTCTCGGCGGCTACGTCGTCGGCCTGATCAATCCGTTCACCCTAGCCGCCGCAGCGGCAGCAGCGCTCGCACTAGCGTATAAGCAAGGTAGTGACGAGGCTACGGCCTTCAGTAGCGCCCTGACCCTTAGCGGGAACGCCGCAGGCACCACAAAAGATCAGCTTGCTACCCTCGCGCAAGGCGTTAGCCAATCGGTTGGGACTATCGGCGCGGCGGCGCAAGTCCTGGCGCAGCTTGCGTCCTCCGGACGCATTCCGGTTGAGTCTTTCGACAGCATCGCCGTAGCTGCTTTGAAAATGCAGGAAGCAACAGGCAAAGCAGCCGAAGAGACTGTCAAGGATTTTGAAAAGCTGGCGAAAGATCCTGTCAAGTATTCGCGCGAGCTTAACGAATCTCTGAACTACTTGACGACATCGACTTATGCACAGATCGAAGCGCTAGCGCGTCAAGGCGATGCGCAGGGCGCCGCCAACCTGGCCGAACAGGCTTACGCCGATGCGCTCACTACCCGCGCGGGGAAGATAACCGGCGACTTGGGTTATGTTGAGTCGGCTTGGCTTACCGTCAAGAACGCGGCCAAAGAGGCGTGGGATGCATTCCTTGATGTAGGGCGGGAAAGCACGGTCGAGCAGAAGCTCAAGACGCTGAACCAACGTCTACAGGATATCGCCAACGCGGACGCCGTGAACAACAGCCAGGGTAGCGGCGGCTTCCTAGCGCCAAGTGACGATCTACGCCGCGAGCAAACCGAAAAGGAAATTACGCAGCTCCTCGTGCAGCAAGAGGAATCGCGCAAACGTGCTGCGGTAGCGGCGAACGTCGTAGCCCAAGATAAGCGCGGCATTGCCGCAGTCGAAGCGCTGAACAAGTCCCTGGACGAAGGGGCGCCCAAAGCAGACAAGCTCGCCAAGCGTTTTGCGGAGATAGACAAGCAAGTCGCAGCAGCCGCTAAGCGTGGTGTGCAGTACAGCGAAGCTCAGATTGCCCAGTTGCGCAAGTCGGCGGAGGAGCAGTACAAACCGGCAAAATTAGCCGCGCCTAAAGCGTATCGCGAAGACGCCGGGCAAAAGATGCTTGACAGCTTGCGCCAGCAGGCCGCCGCGCTTCAAGTACAGTCCGAAGCGACAGAGAAGCTAGGCACGCAGGCGCAAGCCTTGGCGCGTTTCGAGCAGCAAATTGCTGACATCAAGTCGAAGGACATTCAGACCGCCGATCAGAAGTCTTTGCTTTCCAGCGAAGAGCTGTTGCGCGCTCAGCTAAAACGCAACGTTGCTTTAGAGCAAGAGGTAGCGGCGCGTAAGACCGCCGCGGACGAAGCCGGAAAGCTTGCCGCGTTTCAGGAGAATCAGCAATCCAAGCTTAACCAATCCCAAGACGCGTTGAATGCTCAGCTCGTCGGCGTCGGGCAAGGTGACAAGCTACGCGAGCGCTTAAAAGAAGACTTGGCTATCCGCCAGGAATATCAGTCCGAAGTCGACAAGCTGAATAAGCAGCTCAACACCGGGCAGATAAGCCAAGACCTTTACGACCAAGAAACGACTCTCCTCGAAGACGCCTTGGCCGAACGTTTGGTCATGCAAGAAGATTATTACAATCAAGTCGACGAAATGAACGGGAATTTCTTTCTCGGCATGTCGGAAGCCTGGGCTAACTACGCTGAAGAGGCGACGAATTACCAGCAGCAAGCCGCCGACGCCACGTCCAGTATCCTTGACGACGTAACTGCCTCCGTAGCTGCCAACATCGAAGAGTTGGTACGTGGTCAGCAGAGCATCGGGGACTTCTTCCGCAACATCGCCGCAGATATGGCGAACGCGATTATCGGCGCCTTGGTCAAGATGGCGGCCCAATGGGTTGTCTACCAAGCGGTGCAGCTCTTCACCACGAAAGCCACCCAAGCCAGTGCCGCTACGACGATGATCGCCAACGCGACGGCAACATCGCTGCAAGCCTCCTTGGCCGCGTTCGCTTCTACCGCCGCCATCCCTATCGTCGGGCCCTTCGCCGCCCCGGCAGCAGCAGCGGCGGCAGCGGCAGCCACGGCGCCGATGGTGGCGGGGATCGCCTCCGCAGCTTTGTCCGGTATGGCCCACGACGGTATCGATTCCATTCCGGAAACAGGCACATGGCTCTTGCAGAAAGGGGAGCGCGTAACCACGGCGGATACAAGCGCCAAACTTGACCGCACGCTTGACCAAGTCCAGAAGAACAGAACCGATAGCCCTAAAGGCGGCACTACCGTAAACTTGATCGAAGACGCTTCCCGCGCCGGGCAAACGCGTACTCGACTGGACGATCAGGGCATGCAAGAGATTACAGACGTGTTCGTTTCGCAGATCTACGGCGACGGTGACCTAGGGGAAGCGATGCAGCGTCGCTTCGGTCTTCGAGGTCAAGGCGAATGATTCCTAAATACCCCGACGGCCTCCCCTGCATTCTGCGGGACGGGTACGGCTTCGATAAGATAAACAAGATCCGTAGCACGGACATGGACGTCGGGCGCGCGGTACACCGTTGGGAATTCGACGACGCGCCGTCCTTCGCTTCCGTCTCCTGGATAATGACAGAGCCGCAATCCCGGCTGTTCAACGCTTGGAACAATCAGATTGTAAAGGCCGGATGGTTCACGATAACGCTTCTTAGCGACATGGGTTTCGAGGACGTTACCGCTCGGTTTGTCGAGACACCGAAGCGCGTAGAGCTGATCGGCCAGTTTAGTTGGAAGTGGTCCGCAACCCTCGAAGTAGAATTTGAGCCGATGCTGCCGGAAGGGTGGGCAGAGCTTTTGCCGGATTACATCTTGGACGCTGACATTTTCGATTACGCCATGAATCGCGAGTGGCCCGAAGCATGAGCGCCACTTTAGACGAGATAAACGCCAGCGGGGGGAACATCGCCTACATCCGTACGCTTGAGATCCTTTGCGATGCGTGGGACGCACCGCAGATGGTTTGCACAGGTTTCAAAGATCAGGTGTTAACCACCGAGGACGCCCGGACATTAACCTTTCGAGCTATCAACCTCGGGATATCGTTGCCGTCCAAGGACAACAAAGGCAACCAGACTTTAAACTTCGTAACGGATAACACTACGGGCGAAGTGTCCCGACTAGTGGACCAAGCGACCGAAGCTAACGCCCGTGTCACAGTTATCTACCGCACATATCTATCCAGCAACAAGGCGGCGCCAGCGGAAAAGCCCTACCGGCTCACCGTCATGGGCGGCGAGTTACAAGGCGTGGTAGCTAACTTGGAATGCGGATACTTCAATATCCTTATGAATGCGTACCCACGCCGATACCTGACGGCGGATTACGCGCCCGGGCTGAGGTACATCATATGAATTGGCTGAATGACTACCTCGATGCCGCCATTTACGTGGACGGCGGCCGCGGACCCTTTGAGTACGATTGCTGGGGCTTGGTGCGAGAAGTCCGCGCCAAACATCTAGGACTTTCGGAGTTGCCGCTATACGGCGCTCTGCGAAACGATGACCCTCGCAGCTTTACTAAAGCGTATCGTTGCGAGGCTCGTAAGCTTCGTGAGTGCGAACCCGAACACGGGGCCATCGCAGCAGTGATGATCGGCGAGATATGCGCTCACGTGGCCGTAGTGCTCCAGATGGGGGACGACCTCTACGCCTTGGAAATTAACCCCGAGAAAAGCGCCCGAGTGGTACGCTTGAATACTTGGCTCCTAGACCACGTTCGGGTAACTTTTCACAATGATTAAAATCCATAGCAGCGTATTGGATGGCGGCGGGATAGAGGTACACGCTATCTCGTGCGAACAGACCTTGCTCGAATGGCTGTACGCCAACGGTATTTCTCGCGATAAAGATTTGGATACGCTCCCTATGGCGGTGTTCGTCGACGACGAACCGCTCATGCCTTACGCGTGGGAAACCTGCCGGTTATATCAATTCAGCAATGTAGAGATCTTTCGCGTTCCGCAAGGCACCGACCCTTTTTCTATTACCTTCGCTTTGATCTTTGGCGCGCAAGCAGCCCTCAAAGCGTTAATGCCCAAACTGCCTACGCAGAACAGTCGCAATAGCCGCACGGGCAGGGGACTGGACGAAGCCAACAGCAAAGGCAACAAGGTAAAACTTAATTCGATTCGCACCCAGTGTTTCGGGCGCAACCCGCAGCGCTACCCTGACTACGCCACCCCTAGCCGCCGTTACTTCGCGGCGTACAGGGAACAGCGCATAGAAATGTGCATGTTCGTAGGTGAAGGCGAATATGAGATTCCAGTAAGCCGGATCAAAACGGGCGAAACTCCCTTGGTCACTTTAGGCGATAACGCTAGCTTCACTATTTATCAGCCCGGTGAAGATATGTCGGCGGACCCCGCGCATCTAAACTGGTATCCGGCCCCCGAAGTCGGGCCGAGTTCTAGCGGATCTCCCGGACTTGAATTGACGGTATCCACTTCTTTGACGCCGGACGCGACGGCGACAGCGTTTACGTTCACGGGTAAAAACGTACAGATCGCCGTAGGCGCCGGGTCTTTCCCATCCAACTGGACGGTAGGACTCCTCCTGCGCATCGGGGCCCCCTACGCCTACACTATCGCCGATGGGACGGGAACTGCAGGACGAGACGTCATTAGCGGCGACATTACTCAGCTGGCTTTCCCAAACGGGGCCGTTATTGAGATCGCTGGCAGCAACCCCGGCACCTATGTCGTATTCGGTCAAACGGCCTCCACGTTGGAGCTTAACTACTTGGGAGGGGTAGCGGCCACGGGTCTTACCATCGGTAGCGCGACTATGGCCATGGGCTACCCTGGCATGCGGTACAGGATAACCGCGATATCTGCTCAAGTGATGACGGTCGACCGACTCTTGGAAGATGGCTCCGTAGACGCCGCTTGGCCCGGCTGGACGCCACGCACGACCAACCAAGGGCAAGTAAGCCTAGACGCTTCCAACTACACTGGCGGCTATCGAGGGCCCTTCCCTGCTTGCCCTGAAGGGGAGCTGATAACCGCTGTAGAATGGAGTGTTCAATTCACCACGTTCGTGGTTATCGGGGACGATGGCAACGAGTATCAAGCGACTAGCACCCACGATTTCGAATACCGAGATATGGCCTTAGGAGGCGCGTGGACAGTAATAACGAAAACCATGAGCAACAAGACTTTGGATTCGGGCGGCTACACATTCCGCGCTATTCTGCCCTACCCCATGCGTGCGGAATGCCGCATAAAGCGTCGACCCAAACCTGCCAAACAGTTTAAGGACGACAATCAGTGGTACAGCCTGTTTGGTCTTATCTATAACAAGTCGCCGACCAGTTACGCCGGTATGACGATGATTACCACCAATTTGCGGGGCGGCGACCGGCTTAGCACAAATGCGGAAAGCCTTATTTCGTTGGAATGCACTCGCATACTTCCCGTGCTACGGGGAGGCGTTTGGCAGGCGCCGCAGCCTACGCGCGAGATTTCCGCTACGATCGGCTACATCTGCCGCGATGTGGGGTATTCCGATACCGAAGACCTCAACATCGCTGAACTTGAGCGCTTGGAAACGACCCGCTGGACGCCTCGCGGAGAGTATTACGACAAGATCATCACGGAGCAGGATACGGTTAAAGGCTACATGATAGAGGCGCTTATTCCAGGCATGAGTGAGTTAACTCTTGAGCGAGGGCAGATTACCCCGGTTAGGGACGAAGCGCGCGGCGCGTCTTTCGACCACGTTTACAATCCCCGCGTAATGCTCAAGCCGATGACCCGAAGCTTCGTAGGGCCGGCGTTACCCGACCAGTTCGATGGCGTGGACGTTGAGTATTTCGATCACATCACCAAGCAGAATGAAACGGTCAAGTGCCGACTGCCAGGTGATGTAGGTGTCAAGGTCAAGCAACAAAAACTTGAGGGAGTCGGCGATCGCACCCGAGCTTGGCGCTACGGTATGCGAGTGCGTCGTGCGTATCTCTACCGCCAAGGATCGTATGAGTTTGAAACGGAACTGGCCGGCTTGAATAGCTCTTATTTCTCGTACGCCGGCCTAGGCGACTCTACCCCTACCTACGGGCAGAACGCAGAAGTCATAAGCTATTCGGTAGGCGGGGGCGGCGTCGTTACTTTAGGCGTATCGATAGCGCTGGACTGGTCGATGCCCGGCACTTATAAAGTCGTCGTGCGCCGTAAGGATGGCACAGCGTCGGGGCCCTACACGGCCACGCGTTTGACAGATCGGACGTTTACCATCCCTTCGCTCGACTTCGTGCCGGAGATCCACGCGGACGGCGCCATGTCGCCGATTATCCAGTTCGGGCACTCCGATAAGTGGATTTACCCGGCGATCATCACCGAGGTAAAACCGAAGGGCGCGAAAACCTGTTCGCTCAAAGCTGTTAACTATGACGTTCGCATGTTCGCGGACGACGACAACTTCCCGCCGGCTGACGCGTGATATAGTAGCGGCCATCGACCTGGAGACTCCCGAATGACCAACACTTACGACACCAGCGGCGAACCGCTAGGCTCTACCGCCGTCAAGGTTCTGTACAATAACGCCTCGAACTTAGACGACGCCGTTAACTCTACAGAAAACACGTGGGTAGACCGCCCGCCGTTCGGGCGTGTTCGCCGCACCTGGCGCGGGATGGAGAACGCTTTCGATTCGTTCTTAACTGGTACGGCATTCGAGCTTCCGCCCCTCGTTTACGCGGACGGCTCGCCTCTGCAGGTGGACAGAGCGACGCAACTAATCGAACGGGGTGGGTTCCTGTACGGGGTTAAGCTACCTTCTTCTTTCCCCGTTACGCTGACCGGGACATGGGCGACGGACGAACCTCAGTTAACCGTACGTAACGACCAGTCTTTACGTCAGGAAATCAACAGTGGCGTCGTTCGATTTGAGTCAGTCGCTGCGTTGAAGGCGGGACGTTTCGACGGCGACATTGGCGAACTCACTAGCTATCGCACCAGCGCCCCAGGTGTTGGCGGCGGTTCCATACGGTGGGATGCAGCATCCGTGGAAACTGCCGACGCCGGGTCAATCTTCCAAGTTCCAGGCGTGGTAACAGGGCGATGGAAAAGGCCTATCAATCGCGGTGTTTGGGCCGAAGACTTCGGCGTTTATAACGACGGTACTAACGCAGCTTCAAACTCTGTGGCATTATGGGCAGCTATTCGCTCTATGCGGTCCAACCCGACATCGATGATTCAATATATCGGCGGCCCTACTGTGACGGGCTATACGTCTGGAACGCTTAATTTCGGCTTAGGTGTTTTCGCCTTGTTGGCTGACACTTTCGAAGTGACGCAAGACATGGGGCTGACCCTCAAAGGGCAGGGGGGTCGAGGGATGAACCAGGCCCTACCTGCCCCTACGACCTTACTACAAAAAGGTGTTTCGTCCGGGTATTTCTGGCGCCACATGGGCAACGCCGCCCGTGCGCTACGGTTTGAAAAGATCGACATTTGCTATGAAAACGGCGATTTCACCGGTGATGTCATCGACAGTTACGCCAGCCCTGACCTATACGTCGGTCCCGGCTGTCGGGTTGGATGTTTCGGCGGGTTTTCTGATACCCGCGTGCAAAGCGCTGCGCGGGCGGTGCGGCTGACCTATGACGAACGTGCGACGTTTGACCATTGCGTCATAGATGGCGCGGTGGACGGCATTCACTCAGATACGACCCGCACATTGGGCGGCTCCAACTTCGGGGGTTGGGGTCTGAATATGATAGGCGTGACGTTTTATGATTTTACGGGACGCCACTTTTACCATCCGCCGAACCGTTCTCGCTATTCGACAACTTTCGCCCATTGCAATTTTAACCCTATCAATACAAGCCCGCAGCGCTGTATCGATGCTGAAAACCTTAGCGGGTATGATTTAAATACCCCTATTTTCACGCCCTCAACGACCGCACAGCCTATCGTCGAGTATTTTAAAATCCTCGGCTCTACGGGTTCTATAGCCAACGGCACTTATCTAGGGGCGGCGTCTAAGGTTGGCACCGTTGGCGGGGTAAACCCGGCTTCTACAAAATGGGAGAATAACGAAGTTTCTACGTTAGGGGGTCTTACTGTCACAGGCGGAGTGGTGCGCGGCGGCGGCAACGAATATAGCAACTGTGACAACGGCGTGGACGTCGCCCCGGTCGGAATCACTACGTTGGACATCGGCCCGGATATCTTCAAAGCAGGGGTTACCGGCAACTCTTATCGGATTTCGGCTGATAGCGCTCTGCTGGGGGGTAAAATTAACTATATCGCCGAGCAAGATAATTCCAACAGTCGTGTGAGCAACGCCTCAACTCGAATTTCTATAGAAAACATGGACCATCGGATTAGCACCCTAGCCGTCAGCGGTTCAACCCTTTCGCTCTATTTTAGCGGGCGGACCTACAACATGACTGTCGCAGGAACTGCGATTCTACCGACTCCGATGCCGGGGATAAAATTGCGGGTAGTGAAAACTGGTGCAACCGCTCTCACAGTTGCCACGACGGCCGGTAGCAACTTCGTTGTCGGTGCGACAGGCACGCGAACGAGCGCCGTGGCAACAGCCGCTGAGCTTGGCGCGTGCATAGAATTCGAAGCATTAAGCACAACTTCGTGGCTCGGCCGTGTCGTGTCGGGTACTTGGACGTTTACGTGATACACTGGCCCCCATCTTGAAACCTGAATGATGAGGGGCCCAATGTCCGACCAGTGCACTACCTGGCTGTGCGCCCTGCTCTTGGCGGTAGGCGCGGCGATCAACCCTTGGGCAGCAACCGGCGCGGCGGTCGGTTGCTGCTTTTTTCTTGCGGCCCCTATGGCGACCACGGGTTGGCAGCGCGTCAAGCTGGTGCTGTTCTCGCTAGGGATTGGGTATGCAGGCGGCGTGTTCTTCTACAGCGGTGGCCCGCCGTGGAATGAGAAGGCCATGCTTGTATCGGCGGCACTTTCAGCCTTAGGCGCGGTCATATTTACAGCGTTCTACTACATTATCGATAAGAGTGGCCCCCTGCCAGCTTGGCTCGAGTCCATTCTAGACCGAATTCCCCTGTTCAAACGCCGGAGCGATACCGATGGAGTTTGACACTATCCTGTTAGGGCTGCGTCTCGTCTTTCACTTCGGCATATTCCTTGCCATCGCGTCCTACCATCCGAAGGGTTCTCGACAGCGGTGGGGCGTATCCAGCCTAGCCGTCGCTATGGCTTCCAGCAACTTCGGTTTGGGCATGGCGCTATCTACCGGCGCCATTGAGCCTAGGGCTATAGGCCCTCAATGGTTGTACGCAGTAGCCTTTGGCTCGCTGTTCTGGCTGGTCTTACTTTGCCGCGGCAATATGGCCCGAATGCTGCCCGGGCGGCACAGTTCCGAAGAGGTGCATTAAGATGGACGAGGTTCCCAGCGGCCCGGGAGGCGACCCGCGTGGCTAACCGCGATCCTTAGGTCAACTCCCGCCCGAATCCTTTCGTGCGCGGTCGTAAGCCTAACACCGAAATGCCTACAGGCCGCGGCTATGCTTTCGAAATGGATGCCGCCGATGTCTATCTCGGTCAGATTTCTACGGTGCTTCTGCCCTCGTTCAGTTCTGTGAGCCCACCTCACATTGCCGGGTCGATAATGGTCATTCGGATCTAAGCGGTCGATAGTGAAGTCGCCCTCCGGCCTATCGCCTAAGTATTCGTAGAACGCTACGAAATCATGCAGCCACTCGTCGCAAACGCGGATGCCCCTCCCGCCCCAATTGGGGTAGTCTTTGAATTTCGGATCGTAGCAACGGCGCTTCATTCCTAGCCAGGTCCGGTACTCTACAGACACCCTACGTGTGCGTTTATGGCCGTGCTTAATCCTTTTTGCAGCGCGTTTTTCTATGTACTCTGGGTTTGAGCCCATAAAGGCCGCCCACCCTTCTGAAAGGCATCCGCACGATTTTCGTTTCCCAGTTCTGATTGCTGACCCTATAGCTATAAATTCCTTGCCGCAATCGCACAGACATATCCAATTCGAACCCCCGTTGGGGCGGGGGTCTCCTTTACGGAGCACCGTAATCATGCTAAATCTTTGACGGGTCAGATCTATGAGTCGCATGCTATCACCTGTATGTTGCGCACCTTTGTACTATACACCTTCGGAGAAGAACATGGCACTTAAATCCGACATAGCCGCCGGCATGGCACTCCTCCCTGCTCGCATGGATACCTTGGCCGCGTCTGTTCTTCTTTACTGTACTTCGCGCCAAGAAAACCCGCAGCGGCTGCCCAAGCAAGTCGGCGGGCCGGCCGTAGGAGACTATCAGTTTGAGCGAGGCGGCGGTGTTAAAGGCGTAATGACGCACCATACGGTTAGAGATTTGACTCGAGCAGTCTGCAATGCCAGGAATGTTTCTTTCGATGGCGGTTCAATTTATATAGCGCTGCAGTCGGACCCTATCCTCGCCGCTGCGCTCGCTCGATTGCTCTATTACACCGATCCTAAAGCTCTGCCCGACATAGGTGAAGAGGCCGAAGCGTGGGCTGTGTACCTGCGGACCTGGCGCCCCGGCGCCTACTCCCGTCAGCCGGAAGAGCTGCGCGCCAAGTGGAAAAAGAACTACGCCGATGCGATGGCCGCGTATGGTCTTTAACTCCGCTTACGGCTATGCGCTGGCGCTCCTTGTGGGTGCAGGCGGCGCCTGGTACGTACAGGGCATCCGCTGGGACAACGACGTGCAGGAACGCGAGCTGGAGACGGCTCAAGCAATCCAGATCAACGTGGACGCAGTGAACCGACAACTGGTCGCGTCACGCGCACAGACGGAAGCCATTCGGGCGACGTTCATTGAGTACAAGGCAGGTAAAGAAAATGAGACGAGTGCTCTTGAGCGGGCTGTTGCTGATGGCACTAAGCGGCTGCGTGTCAAAGCCAGTTGTCCAGCAGTGCCCGCCGATGGAACCGTTCCCGGCGGAGCTGTCAGCGGAACCGCAGAACTTACAGCCGAAGCTGGACGCGCTTATTGGGATCTGCGAAGAGGACTCGACCGGCAGTTCGCCGAGTTGCAGTTCTGCCGGTCGGAATTGAGGAAGCGTTCAGCGAAGATGCATTAGGGCGAATGCTAACCCTAGACCCACAGCCATGCCCCAGGTAAGAAGACATACCTTGCAAACTTCCTTAGATTTACTCACAGTAATAATCCTCTTCCTCAGTTGCATTTTGGGAAGCTATCAACTGAGCGTAGAATCAAAGCCTTTTCCGCCTCTGGCGTAACTTCGAAATGCAAAACAACCGGCTTAGTAGACTCTAGTTCTACGTCTCGCGGCCAGTGGTATCCGAAATACAAGCCGAACCCAAACCACACGACGACTAAAAACACCCAACCCTTATCTGAGGTTCTCATTTATATTTTACTCCGGCGTCTTCTAGCGCGTTTTCCAGGGTTACAGCGTCATAAGCAGCAAAGCCGATACGGTCCGTATCTAGGTATCCTGGCAGCTGAATGACACGCGATTCGCACGACGCTGTCCACGTTTCCCAGCCCCATTGAATTTCCGGTTTCCTATACCAACCGTGTTTTATATGCCCCGGCTGATTGCGGCGCTCCAAGACACTACGGGGCCAATGTTCACATACGAATATTTCATATGCCGATCTTTCGTCATCAGTTGTTTTCACAGTAATACTCCTCTTGCTCAGTTGCATTTTGCGCAGCGGCTGTCGCCTGGCATATAACCTGGGCGTCCTGCGTGAAGTACGCGGCCACTGGCTGGGGCGCAGCGCCGGGGAACGCGATAACGTAGAGCATGGCTAGGATTTTCATTTATTCTCCCAAACCCAGTGCAGAAAGAGTGCTCCGGCAGAACCTAGAGATATCCCGTAACAAATAGCAGGAGAATCCGGCGAAGGGTGAAACGCCGCGAGGACAATTGCTGCTGCGACCATCAGTAACAGTGTGTAAAGACGATTCATTCCGCTTCACTCCTTTTCGCAGCCCGCACCATGCGAGCGCCGAAGAAATAGGTCATTTCAATAACTCCGTTCTGACGATCGCCACTTCGCGCGGAGCGTCGAACACAAACCGCACGTTGCGGAACTGGATCGACGCCACCTTCACGCTAACGCCTGGCGATATTTGCATATCGTTACCTACGTTGACGCGCTCCGCGATTCCGTCCAGTTCCAATTTCACTTGGTCTCCGCCGACGTAGGCAAGGCGTAAGGTCTGATCGCCGACGAGAATAGACTCGCCGGACTTACGGGTAAGGACTAGTTTGGACATTTGGGTTCCCTCGCTTTGATCGCACATTCGGCGTGGTGCGTAACCCATACGCCGCCTTTGTTTTTGTGAAAGTGGCCAGCTCCTACAGCGACGGCTTTGCCGCAGCGGAAGCACACACCTGGGTATTTGTTCCTCACGCTGCATCCTCCAGTGTTTTGAACCCGCGAACCTTCATGGCTTCCATGAGCACATCCTGTACCTCTTTCTTGGTCTGCAAACGCTCGATGACCAGTTCGTCTATGGTGTCGGCCGCCATGATCATGTGCATGAACACCGGGCGCTTGAAGCCGGCCTGTAGTTGGCGCGTCGGGCCGATCCGCTCGATGAACTGGAGGTAGTTTTCTAGCGACCAGCTATACCCGAAGAATGCCATGATGTTCGTGTGGTACTGCAAACCGTCCACGCCGTGGCCCATTGAAGCCGGGTGGCCGAACCATACGCGTCCCTCACCGGCCTGCGCGCGCTCCAATCCGCCTTTCTCGGCCAGGTCTATGCCGTCGGGGAAACGCTTCTTGAGGCGCGCCAAGTCGCTTTTAAAATGATAGCTGGTCAGCACCGGCATTCCGGCTGCTTCCTCGACGATCTCTTCCAGTGCGTCTAGCTTCTCGTCGTGGATCTTTTCCCACAGCGCGCCTCCTTCCAGGTACGCTGCTCCGTTGCAAATTTGGAGGAGCTTCATAGACTTGGCCGCAGCATTCAGTGCTTCGATCTGCTGCCCTCCTTCCAGCTCCATGAAGAATTGCTTTTCCATCTGTTTGTACATGACCTTCGCGGCCGGCGGCAGCTCGACCATGATGCGGTTGACGATCGGCTCTTCCAGGTCGAACCAGTCGGCGGCGTCAATCGTTATGCACACGTCGCGCAATGCGTCCTGCATTTGGGTTTGGGCGTTGTCGTTCGCCTCTACACCGAACCCAGTGTGCGAAGCGTGAAACCAGCGCTGCTTGAAGGCGTCGAACGTTCTGCCCAGGCGATCACCCTTGTCCACGAACCACATCTGCCCCCACAGATCCTGTAAGCCGTTAGGGCTGGGTGTACCGGTTAACAGGATGATCCGCTTGATTTTGGTATGCGCGACCCGCGCGAGCGCCTTGGCGCGTTGGGTGCCCTGCCGTAAGCGGAACCCCTTCAACTTGGTCGCCTCATCCGCTACGACGGTCTTGAAGGGCCAGCGATCACCCAACTCTTCCACAAGCCAGGGTAATTGCTCAAAGTTGGTCGTGTAGATATCTGCCGGAATGCGTAACGCAGCGCGGCGTTCTTTCAGCGTTCCGGAAACGACAACGACGCGCAGATGTTTGAGGTGGTTCCATTTGCGAACCTCATTCGGCCATGTGGTACGGGCAACACGCAGCGGCGCCACGATCAAGGCCGGGTACACGTCTTCGACGAAGGTCAGGTCTTCGAGCGCCGATAAAGTGGCGCCAGTTTTCCCTGTCCCCGGGCTAGACCAGACAGCACAACGCTTATTGCAGACGATGAACCCCCCAATCAGTTCTTGATAGCGGCGGGGGATGAAGTCAATTGCCATGAGGGTCCATCCTTAAGAGAACCTGGCCGACATAATCGAACCAGAGCGCCATGCCTACGGCCGTCTCAAAGAGGTGTGTAGGAACGGGATACATTTTACGGATCATGAAAGCGCCTGCGCGAAAGCTGTATCCTGAATCACGTTCGAGCCTCCAACGATTGTTTGGCGCCGAAGTGACGTAAAAAGGGTGGTGGCCGGGGATTATCTTTTCAAAGCGGCTAGGTTTACCCGTTCCGGTGTGCCGAACGCAACGCCACCCGAGTTCTTTCATAGTGCGCTTTAGGTGGAATTGCGCTTCTAGTTCAGCACGTTGCTCTCGGGTGGACCGACGAATTTCCATCAGCAAACCACCTTGAATTCTTCGTCAGTCACAATCCGCGCGCCAACTTTCAAATCATCTACCATCGTGCACACGGCGTTCACGCTATCGAGCCAAACCACTTCGGCCCCGTGGTCGCGTCGCCGTTCGTGGTCGCGGACTTGGGCCTCTGTAGGCTTCTTGTCGGTCGCTTTCAGCTCAACGAACAGCACCCGACCGCGGTAGGTCAAGATGCGATCCGGGACCGACCGGCGTTGAGGCGAACAGAATTTTTCGCAAAGGACGTCGAGTTCTTTGCAGCGCTTGACTAGGTAGGCTTCGATATCGCGTTCTAGCATCGGAATAACCTCGCAAAGAAACCTTTCTTTATAGGCGCTTTAGACCTGTCGCAGTCTAAAGGGCTAATAAACTGCTTCCCGAATCCGGCTTCAAACTCGGCGCGGTGCTTAGGGCACGGTCTTCCCGAAATTCGCCCGTGAAGCACAATTACGTATCCGCACTCTTTACAGTCGTAAACCGCCATCACAAACCCTCCTCTAGTAGATGCTCGCAATCCTACGCAAGCATTTACTTGTAGTCAACCCTTACGGTAGCGATACGCTTCGAAGCCGGCTGCGGCCAGGGGGAGGCCCTCCGACCACGGAGTACCTGCGGCCATCAGATCCGCCAAACCTTCGTGCGAATAGAACGGGCTGTCGGGCGCTTCGCTGATGATTTCGTCGTGTACGGTCAAAACGATCTCGTACCCGGCGTCTTCGATCGGCTGCATCGACTGGGCGAGCACGTCGCGCGCCGCCGCTTGGCACATATTTTCAACGAGTTTCCCACTGTATGTGCGCAGGCGTTCCCATTTGCGGCTGTACTGGTTGGTCCCCATGAACGTGAGCTGACCGTCGTCTTCGACACGCGGAGACGGGTAGCACAGGTAGCGGCCCGAGGGCAGCATAACGCGCAGCCACGCGCCGTCGCGGCGGATCTTGTGTCGGCGGCAGGTGAATGTCCGGCCCGGGTTGTTGATCGCAGTACGGCAACCGTTCTCCAGTTCCTTCCAGTAGGCCACGGTTTCGGGGTGTGCCTCACGCCACAAGCGTTTGAAAGCTTCGCAGACGATGAACGCGCTGTCGGATAGGCCGAACTGGCTTTTGCCCTGGCCGCGTTGCCATTCTAGGAAGCTTTGCGCCTCTTCGAGTGTGCGATCCGGAATTGCATTTATGGCTTTGTCCGCCATCGCTTCCAGGTCGATGTTAAACGCGAGCGAGAACGTGATGAACGCGCCGACACCGCCAGCGTAGCCCAGGGCGAGTTCCATCGTCTTGCCGATCTGGCGCATGTCGCCGTCTACGTCTTCCGGCGCCACGCCGAACGCTTTCGCATACGCCAATTTGTAGAGGTCGTGTCCCAAGCGCTTTGGCTCGCCTTTGGCGTCGAACTCGCCCGGAATGATCGTGTCGTATTCGCGGAACGCTTGAAGCTTCCACGATTCGCCGGCCAGCCACGCCAGTACGCGCCCTTCAATGTTGGAAAGGTCGGCGATCACCAATTTTTTACCAGGCGGCGCGATCACACAGCCGCGTGTGGCGCTGCTGCAGGCTTCCATAACTGTAGTCATACCAAGTCTCCGTACATCGCGTCTTCGATACGCTTCTGCGCGATGGCGAAGTATTTATCGTCGCGCTCGACGCCAATGAATTTCCGGCCAGTGTTCACGCACGCGACGCCGGTTGTGCCGCTACCCATCGTGTTATCGAGAACCGTGTCGCCTTCGTTGGTGTAGGTACGGATCAGGTATTCCATGAGGGCAACAGGCTTTTGCGTTGGGTGGACGTTCTTCGTATTGTCAGTACCGAACTCGATAATGCTTTTCGGATAGCCCGTATGGGTTTGTTTGTAGTCGGCTTTAACGCCTTTGCCGAACCCTAGCTCGGTCTTGGAAGGTTTAACCCCTCCACGCGGCTTGCCATCTGTTTCTACCACTCCTTGAGGGAAATACGGCGCCTTACGGTCGCAGAATACCAAAACGTCTTCATGGACCTTGAGGCATTGAACCTTTGCCAGCATCGGGTTGCTAGGGCGCTTCTTAGCCCATACCCACTGGTATTTAAACCAAGGCGTATTGCTCATCACTAGCGCCGAGGTAAATGGCTGACTAGCCGTAAGAACTATCGCCGCTCCCGCCTTAACCACGCGTTTATACTCAGTCCAAAGATCCTCGAAGGGAATAACTGCATCCCATTTGCAAGCCGTAGTGCCGTACGGCAAATCACAAAGCACCATATCGACTGAGCCGTCTGGGATCAGCTTCATCATTTCCAGGCAATCGCCTTTCATTAGGTTCATACCAAATCCTCGGCATCCGCCTTCAAGGCTTCAATCCACTGTTCAATTTCTTTGTTCTTAATTGTCGGGCGCGCTAAATTCTGAGGCTGCCATAGGCGACCCGCCCACCGTCCCGTGCGCAACGCGCCACAGAACGCCAGAAGCCCCCGCAGCCTGCCGTCAGCGCTAACACCGTTCAGAACCCGTTTGTACTTGCTGACAGACGTTTTGGAGGCTTGGAGCCGTACGGCCAGTAGTTCGCGTAATTCGATGGGCAAATCGGGATCATCGATCCGACGTTCCAACGTGCTGATCTGCAGATCGGGCAGTCCGACGCCATACGCTTCCAGGATGTGTTCGAGCATCTTGTCGCGCTGCGTAGCCGCCTGAACTTGGCCGTCAGTCAAACGCACTGTGTCGGCGGCCAAGAGCTTCTGCGCGCGATCTGAGGCCCGGATAGCGGCGTGCGCCAGGTCGAGATCCATCAGCACACCGCGCTCATTGATCACCTGGTCGAGACGCCACAAGTCCAACTCCGCGCCGCGGTAGTTCCAACGCGGCAGCTTCTTGTAGATCTCGCGCATGGCGATGATGTCTAATCCG